CAAGCCTGTTCAATTCTATAACATCAGCCCGGTGTTCTTCACCACATATACCCTTACATAGAGCAGGTGATGCTGGACTACCATAAGATACCATACCTACCATCTCATCATAGAAGTACAGACCATAGGCATAGCTGATAGATGGCATACGTCCAGCATAATGAATGTCCAGTATCCATGTCTTAGTAGCTTCATATGGTATCTCAACCACAGAATATTTAGTATGCATTTGATCAGTCCATCCTACGAACATTTTACTCTACTCCAATATTCAGGTACGTGGTAGTGACCACCAATCTCATTCCAGCCATCAAACCTAGTCCATGCTATATCAATAGCTTCTTCTTCTGTGTATCCTTCTGCTACGAGGTCATCAACTATATCTTCTAATTGACTTGCTATCTGTGGATGTAAACTCATACGTTATCTCCTATTGCTACGTCTAGCTCTGTCTCTATCCATACCCTAGCACCACAGGGCAATGGGTTGTCTGGCCTGTACACTATCGATGCTAACACTTCACCATCCTCACTGAGCATGTCTATCCTGTCACCATACAACGTATCGTGATCACCTTGTGCTCTTAACACAGGCAACCTGTCCTTAGACAGCCTGTGTATATTGCTACGTATGTTGCCCTGATTAACGTGTAATATAGTCATGTACTTTCTCCGATGTTAGGTCCAACGTTGGACTTAGTGAGATGATAAGTGTACTGTCACTCGCTTGCCTATAGTAGTCTGACTGAAACATCCTGCCTTACATACAGCACAATGCCCTGACATTTTCTTCCATGTCTTAGGACACTTGAACGCCTCACCTTTTTCTGCATACTTGGTGTCATCACCAAAGTACATTATATTCCAACCATCATCAATCAAACTGTCCTCTTCATCCTGTGTATTGGATGGATCTAAGGACGCATTGAGTGCTATGTTACTGATAGGGAATAGCTCTATCTGCATTAGCTCACGTAGTAATGTATTACGCCATGCTCTAGTAGGTATCCACCATACAGTTTCAGGTGTAGCTAATGCTATGTCCTTTACACGATAGATGTCTGATAGATCCTTGATAGCCTCACCTCTAGTCATATGCCTAGCACGTTTAGTCTGCTTCTTCTTACGTGATAGATAGGTACGTACTGCACTACCAGACACCTGCATCCACTCACGTTCACAACGTTCATCACGTTTACCCATGTTAGGATACATCCTGTATAACTTGACGTTATAACAAGTATCATCACAGAAACTAGTTCGATGATCACAAGATCCTTTCACAGAACCTACATCATTGATTGGTCGATCACTAGCGAACATGCCTATGTCATCACAGTAACGAAACAAATCCTTAATCATTTTTAAATCCTCTAAAGCTAGTTAAAATAAAACCTAGTGCTATTACAGTCCAACATATAATGAGTATCTCTATGGTGTCAAGCTCCATGTTATTCTCCATTGTTAAGTCCAACGTCGGACTCAGTTAAGATCTATCTAAGTAATATATACTTTCACTAAAGTATCAAGTATATATTACGTAAGATATATCTAAAGGTTTTCTCTTTCCCTTTCAAACTGTTCATTTAGTTCTGTAACTAAGGCATCCCAATGCTTATCAAATTGAGAGTCGGACATAGAGTCCACCCAATTAAGAGTACAAGCAATGGGACGAAACCCATCTAGTTCCTTTCGCATATCACTATATAGATAACGCCTTGCTTCCCTATTATACTTAGTGTTTCTCATTTTTTATCTCCATTGTTAAGTCCAACGTCGGACTTGATTTGCTTTGCCTTACTACGTAATTGCGACCATTTGTGATCACGCTTGGCCTTTGCAAAAGCATCAGCCATAGCTTGCTCTTGGCCTAGTCTATAGACTAATGGCACTTTGATACTTGTATCAGGAACCTCATTGATCCAAGAGGATTTCAAAGGTGTATGAGTACCGCAGTGTATTATATGCCTTGCCATTAGGCTACCTCACTTTCTACTACTGGAATATCAGTAGATGTTGCACTGTCAATCAGCATCTCGACAACTTGTTGTAAGTCAATATTGTACTTCTTAGCAGTAGCTAAAACATTTGCTACAATGCTCTCAGCATTTACATTAGAGGTTGAAGTATCCTCTGTTGATGCTTCTTCTTCACTACCTTCGGTAGCAAGTCCATCGTCGGACTTAGCTTCGGCTTGTTTCATTGCCCTTTGAAGGGCAGAGAGACTAGTGAAACCTTTCTTAGAAGCTTTGATAGATGTTAAACAATCCTCTTGATTGTTAAAGAACCAAAGAGCTTCTGCTCTTCTTCTCTTGTCAATATTGGCTACGCCAACATCTCTAAGTCTAGCTGATGTAACCTTACCATCCTCACCAACTTCATCTCGTAGAGATCTCATTAGCTTACCTAATCGGTAATCCAATCCATCCTTAGAGATGGAGATCTTGAACCTCTTCTTCAATGAAGACTGTTCTGATTTGTACATCTTAGCTAAAGCTAAACCTTCGGACTCCAAAGTGTCTATTGATGGGATGATTGCTATTGCTGTTGAGGTTGTCATGTCTTTTCTCTCTTTCTTTCTACTGTTTCTAAGTGTTATTACTTTCACTAAAGTATAAGTAATAACACGTAAGAAACAGTTATAGAAAGAAGAGAGAGTTTGGTTGGTTAAATCGGTGACAAAAACTGTGCCAACTACTGCTACGCGAAAGCTATGCTTTTCATACGCGGTAGTTAGCCAAGTCCAACATCGGACTTCAAATTGAGGGGGTGGTATCTGTGGGTTTTGTAGTCCGACGTTAGGGTCTTTTCACATCTCATAAATCACCACAATCATCTTCATCATTCTGTGGCAAGTGATAGTGTATCACTAGCATTGTTAAATCGAAGATTCATAGCACATAATGCGTTGCATTGCTTGCGCTACACTACATATGCTACATACGCTATGCCTCATACGCTATATGCTACGCTATACGCATCCCTCCAAGCGCGCCCGGGCATGGGCCACCGGGGGTACGGTAGATATATATACACAGAAGACCACAGATCAGGTATTTTAACTGTTAACCATACAGGCAAGTGATAACTATATGTGTCCTATTAGTCACACATTTAAATTATTTTCACATTAATTGCATTTTTTAGTTGACAGAGTTTGATTGAGCCAGTATAACTATATACTATAATGATCACTTAAGTGAATAGATAAACTATTCTATCATTAAAACTTAAAAAACACTTAAGTATAAAACACATCAGTGAACATTGAAAGTGAAACACTTAAATGGATGGTCATAACCTTTCCCTTTTACAAATATTAACGAGTACATGGCCTATACTATTAGGTTTAGTAACTCTTATTATTGTATTAGCAAAGATGCACGGTGATATTAATATACTTAAAGAGAAAGTAAGAACTTTGTTTGAGCTATGGAACTCAAAATAGGTAGTATGATAGTAAGAGAACCAGTATTGATACGTATCTACTACTACCTGCCTGATTATAGTAGCTTAGTGCAGGAATTTATGTGGGGTACTATGGACATTATTCCAGAATACCCACGTATTAATAGATTTTTAAATTACTGGCATGAAAATATAGACGCTGTAATAGCCAGTATTGACATTGATCCATATAAAGGAGTATAGCTAATGAAGATTAAAGAATTTTTTAACGGTATGTGTGCGTTTGGTAAGAAAGCTTACCTACGTATTGAAAGTATACTGTCCAATCCAATGAATCGTAGAGCAGTAATAGCTGTAGTAATACTACTAGGCTTTGTAATACTAGCAATGAGCTTTGGTTACATAAAATAATTACAGAAACAACTTGACATTTATGAGAAAACAGGTAAAACTATACACAGAAACAGTACTAGAGTCTTTTTATGACTCATTAAGAACTAAATCATACAGGTATTTACACGTACCCCACAGTAAAGTGTTCTATGTACGTGCAGCACTAGAGAAACGTACTGGCATACGGTATAGTTTAGAAGAAATAGAAACTGCTATGGTAGCAGAGGGATGGAAAGATGGCTAAAACCCCTGCATGGACACGTAAGGCTGGTAAGAGTGCCTCTGGTGGTCTTAATAAAAAGGGTGTAGCCTCTTATCGTAAAGCTAATCCCGGCTCTAAACTAAAAACTGCCGTAACTGGTAAAGTTAAAGCTGGGTCAGCAGATGCTAAAAGACGTAAATCATTTTGTGCCAGAATGAAAGGTATGAAGAAAAAATTAACGAGTGCTAAGACTGCTCGTGATCCTAACTCAAGGATTAATAAGTCATTAAGAAAATGGAGATGCTAAGATGGTAAAGCGACTAATAGCTAAAGCAGCTACAAAAGGTAGTAAAAAACTAACAAAGAAAAAAAGACCTAGTAAAAGTGAGTTAGAAAGACAGTTAGATTTAGAAAAATCTAAGAGAAACATGAAAAAACTACGTGCTGAGACTCGTGCAAAAGATGCAGATAAGAAAAAGAATGTACGACAGGATAGATCACAAAGCGGTATGGTAGGTTCAGGTTCTAGGTCTGTTCCAAAAGGAGCTAAAGGACCAAAGAAAAAAGAAGCAGAATCTATGAGAGCAATGTCTGATGATCTCACTGGTAAAGATGCAGTTAGCAAAGGACAAGCAGGTAAGATAAATACTGGTAAAACTACTCGCTTGGATAAACAGCTACAAACTCCCACGCAAAAGAAAGCAGTAGATAAGTATGTGCGATTAGCAAAGAAAAAAGAAGATGGTGGTGAGCTAACAACAGATGAAAAACGATGGATGAAATCTGATGCTAGATATGAGGCAGAAAGATTACGTAGAGCAGGTCAGGGTGCAGGTAATAAAAGATCTGACGCTAAGAGTACAGCACGTACAAAAACAAAAGCGCAAAGAGATAGGGCACTCGCTCTAACATTAAAAGGTGAGAAGAAAACAACACGTAATGCAGATGATATGGGCAATCCGGGTACTGGGGAAGCTACAAGTAAAACAACTGCAAATAGAATTAAACAGTTAGGCGATAACGCAGATGTAAGAGCAAAGATAGCTGCGGATCGAAGAAAAGATAAACGAACCAGAGCGAGAAATACAAGAGAAATGAAAAGGAAAAAATAAAATGAAAAGCTTTAAAATGGGTATAGCACAGGGTACTGCTGAACCACGCAACAGACGAGATAGAAAAAAATTTGATCCGATAGCTGCTGCATATCAAAATGCAAAAGCAGAAGCTTTAAAAAATGGGGCATCTGAAAAAGAAGCAACAGCTATTGGTAATAAAGCACAGGCAGAATTTTTAGCTAGACGAGCTAAAGAAAGAGAAGGTAAACCACAACAAAAATCTAAAGGTGGTGCTATAAAGAAACCAGCAATGATGTATGGTGGTATGGCAAACAATAAGAAGCATATGTATTCCGCAGGTGGATCGGTTACAGCCAATCTAGGTCTAGCTGCATTAAAGAAGCAACGCCCAGACGTAGTTGCTAAAATGATGAAAGGTAAAGAATAACATGTACAAAAAAACAAAGAAGATGTCCAAGGGAGGTGCTGCCAAGAAAATGTATGGCGGTGGTATGAGCATGGCTAAGAAGGGTACGAAGAAGTACTCTAAGGGTGGGGCAGCTAAACGTAGATAATGCCTAGTCTTATTAGTAATGTACCCCACTTTAATTGTTGGGTACGAAGAGAGTTCACTAGTAACCATCAAAAATATCACGGTGAATTTCTTCATGCGATTGCATTCGCAGTAAACACAATACCAGACAGATCACTTAGTTTTCAGGTTGTGTTTACTGGATGCGAAATAGATAGGGAAGATGGACCTCAAGAGAATGTACATGGAGGAGCTATGTGGGCAAGGATGCCGATACAGGCACTCGTAGCTGACATACCTCTAGAAGAGTGGCCTGACCCAATGGAAGATCATTTATGCCAACCTTGGGATTGTGAGTCACGAGAGCATAGTACAGTCATTCTAGACAGAGTAAGTTCATCCCCTTGGATATGTAAGATAGGAGGTGATCTCTATACAGGTAGGTATTTATTTACCGTAGATTATACAGGTAACGATATAGCAGATGACCCTGCACAGCACAAACAGTCACACGTAATATATTTAACAGGGGCTGGTAGTTGGACAGGAAATTTTGTAGCGTTACCTAACAATAGAGTAAGGGCTACGAGTCCTGCTTTATGGAGAACGGGGGAGGGTGCACCAGACTTTGTACCGTCACAATGGTCGCACTCAGCAGAGGGACATGAGACATACTTAGATCCCTCTGTAACATTTAATAATCTATATGCAAGGGACACAAAGAAAAATGCCAGTAAAAACAAAAGCAAAAAAAGTAATAAAAAAAGTAGTTAAGGGATTAACAAAAGCTAGTGCCTTACATAAGAAACAATCGAACCAGCTTAATGCCATTAAATTAAAGAGTGGTGGTAGCACAGTTAACGCAGCAGGTAACTATACACAGCCCGGTATGCGTAAGGGTCTGTTTAATAGAATCAAAGCTGGTGGTAAAGGTGGATCACCCGGTCAATGGTCTGGACGTAAGGCACAGATGCTGGCAAAGCAATACAAAGCAAAGGGTGGTGGCTATCGTGGATGATAAGCTATGTGCATGTGATGACGCAGAAGAAGGTCAGCTATGTGAATGTCGGTGTGACAGTTGCATAGAATGTAATTGTAATCCAGATGTATGCAGATGTGAGTGTCATGGCAAGAGCTAAGTCACAAAGAAGTCTGTCTAACTGGACGAATCAGGATTGGCGTACTAAGTCAGGTAAGCCATCTACACAAGGACCAAAGGCTACAGGTGAAAGGTATCTACCTGCTAAAGCCATTAAGTCACTGTCATCATCTGAGTACGCTGCCACAAGTAAAGCTAAACGTGCAGGAAACAAACAACACGTAAAGCAACCAAAGAACATAGCTAAGAAGACAGCTAGGTTTAGGAGAAGTTAATGTTAGGTGCACTACTAGGACCAATTAGCAGTCTAGCTGGTACATGGCTAGAGGGACACGTAGCTGAGAAGAAAGCTAAGTCTGAAGCTAAGATTACTACAATTAGAAGTGAAGCTAAGATAAAAGAAAGACAGGCAACTGGAGAAATAGATTGGGACATAGCACAGGCTAAAGCGAGTTCAAGCAGCTGGAAAGATGAGTGGCTTACAGTTTTGTTCTCAATACCTTTGGTGCTTGCTTTCATTCCCGGTTGTGAAGACATAGTTCAAATAGGGTTCAATCAGCTACAGCTTATGCCTGATTGGTATAAGTATGCCCTTTCTATAATCGTAGCAGCGTCATTTGGAGTACGTGGTGCTACTAAGCTATTTAAAAAGTAAGGAGATATAAACATGGCAGAAGAAAATGTAATCGTTGACAAAGCAGCGTATCAATCTAACAGACGCTATATGGCATGGACTGCACTAGCTACAATGCTTATCGCTACTACTGCTGTACTAATATGGCCCGGTAGGTTTGCAGCAGCAGACAGTATTCTTATGATGATGTATGGTTCATTGTCTGCACTTGTTGGTGCGTACTTTGGCTTTGCAATGCCTAAGAAGAAATAGATGAAGTATAATACTAGCCAGTTACTCGACATGCTTATTAGAGATGAAGGTCTAGAACTAAAAGTTTATAAAGACACTTTAGGTATAGACACGATAGGTGCAGGTAGAAACTTAAGAGATAGACCACTGACTGTTGCACAATTGCAACACTTAGGGTTATCCGATATGCAGGACTTATATGATAATGGGATAACACTTTATGGTGCTAGATACATACTTCGGATCGATGTCGATATTGCTGAACGCGAACTCATTACTGCTCACTCTTGTGTGGAGTTTTTAAATGCACCACGACAAATGGCCTGTGTTAATATGGCATTTAACTTAGGTATACCTAGATTAAAAATGTTTATAAATATGTGGTCTGCTATACATCGTAAGGACTATGATCGTGCAGCAGATGAAATGTTAGACAGCAGATGGGCAAAGCAGGTAAAAAGCAGAGCAACCAGACTAAGTGACATAATGAGGACAGGGGAATTAAATGACTAGACAGTACACAGAAAATCAGGTAAAATTCCTAGATGTACTATTTGACGATGCAGGTGGGGATGTAGCTACGGCTAAGAAACTAGCTGGCTATGCAGAGGGTACATCTACCACAGTAGTCGTTAGGAGCCTCAAGGAAGAGATACTAGACGCAACACAGCAGTATATGGCACGGAATGCTCCTAAGGCTGCTGTAGCGATGGCTAGTGCGTTATTAGACCCTACTGAGTTAGGACTTAGAGATAAGATGTCAGCAGCAAAGGAACTACTAGATCGTACAGGCCTAGTTAAAACTGAGAAGCTACAAGTAGAAGCGAGTGGTGGTGTGATGTTAATGCCACCTAAGAAACAAATAGAGGAGGACGATTAAATGGATAGAATACCTATGGCATTTGTTAGATCAGCTAGAGGAAAGTTAAAAAAAGTAGTTAGAAATAAACCTTTAAATAGCACACAGCAAAGAAATGTTGATAATGCTATGGAGACTTTTGATGATTTAATGGCAGATAGAAACTTAAATAAATATAATTCAAAGATTGCAGGTGACTCAAAACCAAGTGCTCTCATAGGCAATAAGAGAATGAATAGAGCAATACAAAGAATAGGTGAAGGTAAAACACAAACACAAACAGATGCTGTTAACGCACTATTGCAAGGTGCTGGTGTTGGATTTGCTGTAGGCTATGACAGTACAAGAGATAAGAAACCAGTTAAGAAAACAAAAACTAAAGCACCTATACCTAAGAAAAAACCCAGTAGAAAAAAACCTCCTATGCCTAAACCAAAACCTTCTCGTAAAAAAACTCCTGTGCCTAAGAAGAAACCTTCATTAAGAACTAGATTAAATTTGGATTAGGATTAATGGATAGGAGTTTAGGCAAATGGAAATTACCGCAACCAACAGATATAAAGGAAGAAAATGAGTGGCTACCTGTACCACGTATTGCTAGAACAGTCCCATTCGGGTATGAAGTTGACCCCGAAGACGAAGACTTGTTATTGCCGATACCTAAAGAACTGGACCATCTTGAAAAAGCTAAGGCGTATGTGCGACAGTATTCGTTGCGACAGGTTGCAGCATGGCTGAGTACAAACACAGGAAGATACATATCACATCTTGGACTACAGAAAAGAATAAAGCATGAGCGACAGCGTAAGGACAAAGCTAGAAGCCTCCGTCAATGGGCAGACTATGCGGAAAAGGCGATCAAGAAAGCCAAAGAAATCGAAGAAAGTAGACTTGGTGCAAAGCGAGTCCATACCACAGAAAGTAGAGTATGATACATCTGCCATTGAACAAGAAGCTAATGTACTATTCAAACCGAATACAGGACCACAGACAGAGTTTCTAGCTGCACCAGAACGTGAAGTACTATATGGTGGTAGTGCAGGTGGTGGTAAGAGTTATGCAATGTTAGCTGATCCATTACGATATATGGGTCATCCTGCATTTAGTGGATTGTTATTAAGGCACACAACAGAAGAGTTACGAGAATTAATATCTAAGTCACAAGAACTATATCCTAAAGTCTGGCCGGGAATTAAATGGTCAGAGAGAAAGATGCAGTGGACCGCACCATCTGGTGCAAGACTTTGGATGTCATACTTAGATCGTGATGATGATGTCATGCGCTATCAGGGTCTAGCTTTTAGCTGGATAGGTTTTGATGAGTTAACTCAGTGGTCTAAGCCTTATGCATGGAACTACATGAGATCTCGTCTACGTTCCACTGCCCCTGATTTAGATGTGTATATGAGGGCAACGACTAACCCCGGAGGACCGGGACATGGCTGGGTTAAGAAGATGTTTATTGATCCAGCACCATACGATACAAGTTTTGCTGCGACAGATATAGAAACAGGAGAAGCGTTAAAGTATCCAGCAGGTCATAGCAAAGCAGGTAAGGCATTATTTAAACGTAGGTTTATACCTGCAAGGTTATCAGATAACCCATACCTAGCTGGAACAGGTGACTACGAAGCAATGCTACTGTCTCTACCTGAACACCAGCGTAGGCAGTTGCTAGAGGGCGATTGGGATATTAAAGAAGGTGCAGCCTTCACAGAGTTTAACAGGTATGTACATGTGGTTGAGCCATTCGACATACCAAATAACTGGGTTAAGTTTAGGGCATGTGATTATGGTTATGGTTCTTATAGTGGTGTTCTTTGGTTTGCTGTTACGCCAGATGAGCAACTTATAGTATATAGAGAGTTATATGTATCAAAAGTACTAGCAACAGATTTAGCTGATATGGTACTTGACTTAGAAGTAGGAGATGGTAATATAAAGTATGGAGTACTTGATAGCTCTGTATGGCATAAACGAGGTGACACAGGACCATCACTTGCAGAACAGATGATTAATAAAGGCTGTAGGTGGAGGCCATCAGATAGAAGTAAAGGAAGTAGAGTGTCAGGTAAGAACGAAATACATAGAAGACTACAGATAGATGAGGATAGTGAACAACCTAGATTAGTATTCTTTTCTAACTGTACAGAACTAATTTCACAATTACCTGCATTACCTCTTGACAAACGTAACCCAGAAGATATAGATACTCATGCAGAAGATCACTTGTATGACGCATTACGATATGGAGTGATGTCAAGACCTAAGTTTAATTTATTTGATTACGATCCTAGCAAACGACCACCAAGCACCATGCCAGTAGCAGATGCTGTATTTGGATATTAAGGAAAAAAATAATGACAGATGAATTTATAATGGAAGAAGACGCTATACATCTAGAGGACGCAGAAGAGTCCAAAGATGAAGACATTGCAAATCTAGTACCATTTATCATCGACAGATATAAACGAGCAGAAGACTTTAGGTATCAGGATGAAGAACGCTGGATTAAAGCGTACCGCAACTATAGAGGTTTGTACGGCACAGATGTACAGTTCTCAGAAGCAGAACGATCACGTGTCTTTATTAAAGTAACTAAGACTAAAACACTTGCTGCATATGGACAGATAGTTGATGTGCTATTTGCAAATAATAAATTTCCATTATCTATTGACCCTACTCAACTACCCGATGGTGTAGCAGGTGATGTACACTTTGATCCAAAAGAATCTCCTGAAGTACGAGAGGTTATGGACAGTCCGTATGGCTTTTCTGGTGACGGTAAGGACTTACAACCGGGTGACACTCAGAATACCTTAAACGAAAGAATGGGTGAATATGCAAATAAACTAGGAGAGATAGAGGGTGTTAGAGAAGGTGTTGGTAGAACTGGTACGGCAATTACGTTTAGCCCTGCTCTTGTGGCAGCAAAGAGGATGCAGAAGAAGATACACGATCAGCTAGAGGAATCAGGTGCTAGTAAGCATCTAAGAAGTACCTCATTTGAAATGGCTTTGTTTGGTACTGGTGTTATGAAAGGGCCATTTGCCGTTGACAAAGAGTATCCTAACTGGGACGATGAGGGTGAGTACAATCCAGTAATTAAAACTGTACCACAAGTATCACATGTATCAGTGTGGAACTTCTACCCAGATCCAGATGCTAACAATATGGATGAGGCACAGTATGTAATAGAACGACATAAGATGTCACGTTCACAACTACGTGCATTAAAAAAACGTCCATACTTTAGAGATAGTGTAATTGATGACGTTATCACAAGAGGTGAGAACTACGAGAAGCTGTACTGGGAAGATGACCTATCTGACTATGCACCACAGCATGATATAGATCGTTTTGAAGTTATGGAGTATTGGGGTACAGTAGACATTGAGCTACTAGAAGAGCAGGACATAACAATACCTAAAGATCTACAGGATCTAGATGAGCTACAGGCAAACATATGGGTATGCAATGGTAGACTATTACGTGTTGTACTTAATCCATTTAAACCTGCACGTATACCTTACATGGCAGCACCATACGAACTTAACCCATACAGTTTCTTTGGTGTAGGTATTGCAGAGAACATGGACGATACCCAAACTCTAATGAATGGCTTCATGCGTATGGCAGTTGATAATGCTGTGCTGTCGGGTAACTTACTCATTGAGGTAGATGAAACAAACCTAGTACCGGGGCAGGACTTAACAGTGTATCCCGGTAAGGTATTTAGAAGACAGGGTGGTGCACCGGGACAGGCACTATTTGGTACAAAGTACCCTAATGTATCTAGTGAGAACATGATGATGTTTGATAAAGCTAGACAGCTATCAGATGAAAGTACAGGCTTTCCATCGTTTGCTCATGGTCAAACAGGTGTGTCTGGTGTAGGTAGAACTGCATCAGGTATATCTATGTTGATGGGTGCAGCAGCAGGTGGTATTAAAACAGTTATTAAAAACGTAGATGATTATTTACTTAGGCCATTAGGCGAAGGACTGTTTCAGTTTAATATGCAGTTTGATTTTGATCCTGATATTAAAGGTGATCTTGAAGTATCTGCACGTGGCACAGAAAGCTTAATGGCAAACGAAGTACGTAGTCAAAGATTGATGCAGTTTTTAGGTGTTACATCCAATCCAGCACTTGCACCTTTTGCAAAATTCAATTATATTATACGTGAGATTGCAAAGTCTCTTGACCTTGATCCAGATAAGGTCACAAACAATATGGATGAGGCAGCTATACAAGCTGAGATTATGAAAGGTCTACAACCTGATCAACCACCAGCAGGTGCAGCACAGCCACCAGCAGGAGCTAATCCAATGGACACATCAGGAGCAGGAGGAGGAACAATTGGAACAGGACAAGCACCAGTACCCGGAGAACAAGGGTTTAGTGGGTCACCGCAAGGAGCTGCTCCAGAAGCTCCGACCCCTAGTCAGCAACAGCCACCAGTGGGTACTATTCAGTAGTTATCTAGACTCTATGATTGAGAGTGAAAGAAAGACGTTAGAACAATCTACCGATATGGTTACAATGCACAGAGCGCAAGGATCAATCAGTGCGTATCAGAAACTTAAACAACTAAGGGAACATATAAATGTATAATAGTCAAATGGAAATGTTTCAGGATGGTGGCTTAAAGGATCAGGGTAATACTACCGATCCTGTGTCTGGTAATGATGTACCTTCAGGCTCACTCAAAGAAGAAGTACGAGATGACATAGATGCAAAGCTAAGTCCGGGTGAGTTTGTATTTCCTGCTGACGTTGTACGCTTTATTGGTTTAGAAAAACTAATGATGATACGTGACAAAGCTAAGAAGGGTCTATCTCGTA